TACAGACAGGTGACACTGATGTCGCTGTTAATGATGTATTGGGGAAACTACAGTTTCAAGCTCCAGATGAAGGTACAGGTACAGACGCTATACTTGTCGCAGCAGAAGTTGCGGCAGTTTCAGAAGGTGATTTTAGTTCGAGCAGTAACGCTACCAAACTATCATTTAGAACAGGTGCATCTGAAGCTGCTACTACCGCTGCCACTGAAAAAATGGCTATTTCATCGGTTGGAAATGTGACCATTAAAAACACCGCTACTGGGGATGATACTCCAGTTACCTTGCTATTACGGACAGGTGAAACAGATATTGCAGCGAGCGATGTATTGGGGAAAATACAGTTTCAAGCTCCAGATGAGGGAACAGGAGGAGACGCACAAATGATAGCCGCAGAAGTAGCGGCAGTTTCAGAAGGTGATTTTAGTTCAACTAGTAACGCTACCAAGTTGTCCTTTAAAACAGGGGCTAGTGAAGCGGCTACAGAGAAAATGTCTTTGTCTTCCGGTGGGAATCTCACAGTATCCGGCACATATAATGGCGGAGGTCTGATGACCACTGGCGGCAACATTGTCATCCCCAACAGTGGGTATATCGGGTCTGCTAGTGACACGGACGCAGTACAAATTAACTCTACGGGAAACGTTTATCTCACTCAAGGATTTCGCATAGAGGCTGGTGACACATCCCTTAACTCTTTCTATGAAAGAGGTTTTATTTACATGGGTCGTAATCAGGCTGGCGACAACTATACGGACATGGACGGGAAAGGGATTATTATCTATGACGATCAGGGAACAGACGGGACGACTTTTACTAAGATGGTGGTGGCGAATGGAACCACCGCTGGTGATCCTGTATGGCAAAATAAAGTAAGCGGTACGATCAAATCAGAAATAGAGGTTAATGGCGATTTCCAAAGCGCAACAAACTCATATGGAGCTACGTCGGATCTAAATCTTAAGGAGAACATTGTTGATAGTGGTAGTCAATGGAATGACATCAAGGCAATGCGTGTCCGCAAGTTTTCTTTTAAAGAAGAGAGTGCAGATGCGCCAAATATGATAGGTGTCATTGCACAGGAGCTTGAATCGGCAGGTATGAATAAGCTGGTGAAAACACACTTGGAGTTTAATCCGGCGGATGATGGTGGCGATGATGTCCCTGTTTTAGATTCCAGCGGAAACCAAAAATCACACAAAAGCGTGAAGTATTCCGTTATCCATATGAAGGCTCTAAAGGCACTTCAGGAGGCAATGGAGCGGATTGAGGCATTAGAGGCTAAAGTGGCTAGTTTAGGTGGATAATATGGAACAAACAGAAGAAAAAATTTATGACGTAACGGCTAAACTAGAAGCTCATGTTGCACGTTGCGAGGAGCGGGATAAGACAATATTTAACCGATTGGATAATATCGAACGCAATATAAGACAGCACACCTTTGCATTATTGGCTGGCATGGGCGGTGTGGTCATTACTTTGTTGTTGAGGTTGCACTAATGACTCCAAAAAAATTAGATCCTGAGTCCATATACGCTAAATATGACATTAACCATGATGGTACGGTTAGTGATGAAGAAATGGCTCGCAACAAAGAGTTGTTAGAGCTTGAATTACAAGAAGAAAAATCAGAAACACAAAAGCAAATGGCTTGGGTAGCGATGGTTGCTATGATTATGGGGACTATTCTGTTATTTACTCCTGTTATACCAGACTCCCGTGTTAGCGCATTATCCGATTTGTTAGGGTTATTTTATATTGCCCTAGCTGGTGTGGTGGGGGCTTATATGGGTGTATCGGCTTGGATGAGTAAAAAATGAGTTGTGAAATATCTAGCGTAGCGCAAATACGGAAGGCTTACCTACAGCGTCCTGTAGAAGATGTTCGGAAAGAACCTGAACAGGTGGAGCAGAAAAAGGAAGTTGAACGGGTTCAAGAGAATAACCGTATAGATAGGCTTGTCTAGGAGGAAGAATGTTAAATTTTTTAGCACCAATAGCCAAAATAGCCGGAAGTTTGGTCGAAGGGCAGGTAGAAAAATCAAAAGCTAAAGCAAAAGCAACCGTAGCAAGAGCGGAAGCGGAAGCCGAAGTAATGAAGGTGGCGGCTACACACGAAGCTGGCTGGGAAAAGATCATGGCTGAAGCCAGTCAGGATAGCTGGAAAGACGAAGCGTGGACTATTTTGTTTATAGCCATCATTGCAGCCTCATTCATTCCGTGGTGTAGACCTTATATTGCTGAGGGTTTTGCAGCATTGGAGATAGCGCCGGATTGGTTCACTTACGCTATGTATGCGTCTATAGCCGCCTCTTTTGGTATTCGTGGGATTAAAGGATTTAAGAAGTAATGCAGGATAATTTTATAAAAAGTCTGGACACTGTATTAGAGCATGAAGGTGGGTATGTAGATCATCCTGAAGATCCGGGTGGACGTACTAATATGGGGATTACCCAAGCAGTATATGAAAAGTATTTAGGTCGTGGTGTTACTGAAGAAGAAATGAAGGATATGAAAATAGGGGATGTACGCCTCATCTATAGAGCAAATTACTGGGATAAGGTGAAAGGTGATGAGTTGCCTTCGGGGGTTGATTTTTGTGTGTTTGATTGGGCGGTTAACTCAGGGGTATCCAGAGCAGGTAAGGCTTTACAGAAGGTTGTGGGGGCTACAAGTGATGGAGTAATTGGCCCTAATACACTAAAAGCGGTCTACAATGTAGATCCACAAACCATTATTACTAAATTAACAGATGAGCGTGAAGCGTTTTATAAAAGATTATCCACTTTTGATACTTTTGGTAGGGGGTGGTTGAGTAGAAACAAGAAAACCTGTGAGGTTTCTTTAGATTTAACTACTTCTGGGATGGAAGGTGTAGCGTAATGGCTTTACGGAAACTAACTTTTAAGTCAGGAATTAACAGGGATATTACTGATTATGCCCAAGAAGGGGGTTGGTACGCCTGTAATAAGGTTCGGTTTTTTAAAGGGTTTCCTAAAAAAATAGGGGGATGGACAAAACATACTGTTACAAAATTTAATGGTATATGTCGCAGTTTGTTTTCTTTTTCCGGTTTATTGGGGGTTAAGTACCTTGCGATAGGTACATCTGAAAAAGTATTACTTAATGGTGGGGGTACTAGCTACAACATTACACCTGTACGGGCTACTGCGGGGGCTGGAGGTATCGTATTTGCTGCAACAAATGGGTCTTCTACTATTACTGCGACAGATGCAAGCCACGGTGCTTTAGTTGGGGATTGGGTTACCTTTAGTGGTGCGGCTACTTTAGGTGGGGTTATCACAGCGGCTGTTTTAAATAAAGAATACAAGATTGATACTGTACCAACTGACGGTACTTTTACTTTTACCGCACTAGATGCTAATGGAGATGCTATTGCAGCTAATAGTAGTGATAGTGGAAATGGGGGCGGAAGTTCTAATGCAAGTTATCAGATAGCGATTGGTAATGATACTAATGCCCAAGGTGTTGGTTGGGGCGCAGGAACATGGAATACCGCAGGTGCTACGGTATCTTTACCAAGTGGTACAACCAGAGATGGTGGTTGGAATGAACCAAGATCGGGGGCAGGGATATTTAATCCTATGCGGTTAATTTATTTTACCCGTTATCAGGATGATCTACTGTTCAATATACGTTATGGAGAAATATATCGTTGGGTTTGGCAATCTACACCATCTACAGCCGCAGCTTTAATAAGTGCTTCTCCTTCTTCAGGAACAGAAGTTCCTAATGAAGTTACTCAGGTTATGATTGCACAGGATAATCAAAGCAACATTATTATCGCATTGGGGTGTACTCCGTATCCCGCATCAGGAACACCAGATAGAGATCCTTTATTAATACGGTGGTCTGATGTAAGTAATCCTTTTAACTTTACGCCTAGTGATCTAACTACTGCTGGGTCACTAACAGTTCAAAACGGCTCTCAGATACTGCGTGGTGTCCCAACTACCAGAGAAACACTCATTTTTACGGAATCTTCACTTAGTTCGCTTAAATTTACCGGAACTTTTGATGTATTCAGGTTAGATGAACTTAGTTCTAACACATCTCTGATTGGGCCTAACGCGGTAGCTACTGTAGATGGTGTGACGTATTGGATGGGGTTAAATAAATTCTACCGATATGATGGACGTATTAGTACGTTAGATTGCACTGTACAGGAAGAAGTGTTTGAAAGTTATAACGTAGACCAAGCAGACCAGATATTTGCTGCACTTAATTCGGAATACCATGAAGTATGGTGGTTTTACCCGACTGCGGGAGCAACCACTATTACGCATTATGTAGCGTATAACTATCTGGAAAACATATGGTTTTATGGGGATTGTGACGGTACAACTGAGGGAGATGCATCTTTTTCACGTACTGCATGGCAGGATACGGGGATTTATGCAAAACCATATGGAGCAGGTATAGACAAGAACATCTATCAGCATGAGACAGGTAATAATGCAGCTACAGATACATCTCCTCATGCAGCACTGGCCTCTTTCATTACTTCTGCACAGGTAGCATATGAGCAGGGAGATCGGTTTGTTTTAATGAATCGTGTGTTGCCGGATATAGATTTTACATATTCCAATGCGACAACAGATATAGCAGCCAGTACAGGGGGAGAAACGGTTACGCCAACGGTTAATTTTAGTGTAGTTGCTAAGAAATTCCCCGGATCTGCTTCTTATACAACTAATGAGTCTGGTGAAACCCTTACTGATGCGGTTACTGCTGTTAACTCAGTGACAATAGATCAATATACGCAACAGGCTCATATGAGAGCTAGAGGGCGTTCTTTAGGGTTTAAAATAGAATCGACTGCGAAGAATGTGGCTTGGGAGCTTGGAGTTCCCAGAGCAGACTTTAGAACAGATGGGAGGAGAGGTTAATGGCTTTTGAGCAATTTCGTTCCCCATCACTACCACTTGCGCCGGAAACGTATGAACAAACGTACTTTAATACGTTAGTAAGTAGTATAACTTCGTTTTTTACGATTATAGATTCTAAAGCAGCCATGAGTACCGATACGATGATAACGGGTACTTTTCAGCTACCTGTTGGCACATTAACTTTGGCAAATGGCGCAAATAATAACGTTGCAAGTCCCGGCAAAAGTTTTGTAAGAATAACGGGGCCAACGGGTGTTTTTAATATTACAGGTATTACAGCGCCTATAAAATCAGGTAATAACAATCCTGATGGGACAATTATTGTTCTTTATAATTCAACATCACAGAACATGACGATAACTAACGACAGCGGTAGTTCAACTGCGGCTAACAGGATATATACAAATACAGGGTCTGATGTAGCTACAACAGGCAGAGGATGCGTAACTTGTATATACTCTGTTACAGACAGCCGTTGGGTAATGGTATCATCTCTAGCATA